CTTTAGTTATGGTTATATCTAATATGAGTAGTCGTAGAGAACGAGACATACGAGACATATACTTTAGGCTAAACAAATTATCAGAAGCGGTTAGCAGAATAGAAGGCAAGATACAATAACGTGTGCTATGTTTGGAAAAACTAACAAACTATGTACAAATTACTAAAACCTATATTATTACGCTTTCTTTCAACGACAGGGTGTAAAAGATTGGTGGTTGACCTATGTCGTGCCTTTGTAAAGCAGACCTCAAATACCGTGGACGATAAGTTAGTCGATCTGCTTGAGCAGAATTTGTTTCCTAAATTAAATTGATGGCTAAAGATAAATTTCTCAACATCGAAATAGAAGAACCACCTGTAGAATTACAGTTATCGGTTGAGATGCGAATAAGAGAAGTTTTAAAAAGCGATGATTACGATGGAGTAAAAAGATATTGCACACATTTAATTAGACATCAGATGAAACAAGATGTATTTCTTGCTGGTTTGTTAGGACGATTAATAGAATTAGAAGGATTGCTAGTAAAAAAACAAGTATCAGAAGAGCGTAAAACTATAGACAGAATAAAAAAATTCTTTCATAATTAAAATAAAAGGAGATTATTATGCCTAAAGGTAAAGGAACATACGGCACAAAAAAAGGTAGGCCACCCAAGAAGTAAAGCAGTGGTGGTGGCCTAGTGGCTCTAGTTCTCTACCCCAACTCTAGAGCCTAGCCCCAGAGTGATAAATGGTCTGTGTCATTCTGGGGCTACTTTAAAATGGAATCTCGTCTACTTCTGGTACTTTAGGCGAGCTATTCCAATTGTCTGAATTATCATTGCCTTTATATGTTGGTGTACTTGGAGCAGGTTTTCCGGGTTGGTAATTATTATCTGCATCAAAAATAGATACCATTACTGCTGATGGATTTGGTTTGTCACTAAAATCAGGCAACCCTGCTAAATTTACCCATCTATCAATAAGAATAAATTGCTTGCCTTGGTCATTTTCCATAATGACTCCAATGTTTTGCCAATTTGCTTTTTGATTGCCATCCCTATCTTTGTACTCTCGTGTCTTGACGGATAGGTTTTTGATCTTTCGTGCCATAAGGAATTTCCTGTAGTATGCGTATGCGGACAAAGCCACCAAGGTAGTCTGAGTCCATAGTTGAGATGACAGTATTAAAACGTTTATCGTTGATGCGTAGTGCGTCTGCGAGTCCGTCAATACCTGCTTTCATTCTAGCAACTAAGTTATCTCGGTCATAACTACGTTTGTCTGGTGGTATAAATGTCATTTCTAAAACTAATTTTTCTGGTATGTTGTCATATACCCCACGATATTTTTTTAACTGTTCTTTAGATACGCTGTAACAATCTTTTCTATATTGTTTTTTTGCTGTTGCCAGTTTTGCCCAATGCAATCTTTTGTTTGGTGATAGATCTGATGGTGGCCAACCTAATACTATTTCAATCATCTTCTTGCTCCAATTCGTTTATGCGTTTCTTTATTGCATCAAACCTAACTATGTATTCTTTTGTAGGTAAACCATTAAACCAAAATTGTGTTTCTAATTCTGCTAGTTGCTGCTTGTAATTTGCAATTTGCATAATGTTTTGTTGTTTAGCAGTTAACTTAGGTTTTTTGAATACTACTTGTTTTTCTGGATTGCTTGGATTAAACCACATATCACCTATGTGTATTTTGTTTTTTGTCATTAAGATTTGCTCCATAGTTTAATTAATAATTCTAATTCTTTAATGCGTGCCTTGGCTGCTGCGATTTTTTGTTCTGTTGTCATAAATTTTTCCTATAAGAATCCCAGTTAAAACCAATCAATGCACCTCCGTTTTCACGCAACCTATCGGTTACACGTTCACCAAGGTAGTCTGACAATTGTTCGCTAGGAATATTTGATAATAAAATAGATGGCTTAAGTTTTTCATAGCGTTCATTAAGTACATCAAACAACAATTGTTTTTCAAACTCTGACCCAAACTGTACACCAACTTCATCCAGTATCAACAAATCTGGTGATGCAAATGCATCTATAACTTCG